TCCGTCACTCGAAAGTTGTAACAACTCTTCCGACTCGGTGGAACCATTGCTCCCATTTTCGTACTCCATAAGTGTATTATTTAGCATCTCATCAATCGGAATACGTTTTCTTTTTGATTCATAGTCTCTAAATTTCTGTATCCATTCCCCCGTCGGAAACGGATGACCCATGTGTGCTTTCGCTGGAGTCGGTATGAACAGTAATGGGATTAGGATACCAATCATCGTATTTAAAAATCCAATATATTGTAACACCTACTCCTACTAAAAGCAAGGCAAGCATAATATTTATAGACCAAACTACTTCATTCAACTTTTTTTATACTAATATAGAGTGTGCCCATGCCATTGGTATAAGAAACGTTGCTGTTCCACATATCAAACCAAAGATAACACAGGTTGATGTGATGGGTAAATCTTTCATTTAATCCTCCTTTTTAATGTCCCATTGGGATACCTGCAGCCATTAAACGAGAAATGTTATCAATCTCTTCGTTGTTGCAGTAATCAACAAAATGAGGATGTGCCTGTAGAAAAGGCACATCCTCTTTTGAATGTTCTATTGCATCGTATGCACTCATGGCATACTCACATATCTCATAATGTTTATGTTGTAGATCGTGATAACCTACAGTGTAATGTCTCTGTTGTGTTAGGGGCATGATCTTTCAATCCCATACTACAAAATATTTATAGCACAGAATGAGTAATTTTGCTCAGTTCAGTGTGGACATACTAACACTGTTAGGGTATCAAATTACGCTTTGTTTCCTGATTTAGGTGATTGTGCATTAGCAGTTATGTTAAGAGGTGCCTGTTCAATTCTAACAACTTGAGCAGGTGCAGTCTGAGATGCTTTTTCAATTAACATCTCCATATCTTTTTTAGATATTGAAGGTGTAGGTTTTGCTCCACTACTATTCTGCTTACTCTTAGCCGTTTGAACCCCAAAAGTAGCTAAAACTCCTGTAAAGACCGAAGCTATGAAAGTTGGATCTATGTTCTTTTGTGGGAAATTTGGAATAGCCACATAATTTAAAGTTAAAATTCCTCCAGACCACACAAGAATACCAAGTCTCACAAAAGTTGATATAAATGCTAGTTGTTCGTCATGATCAGGAACAATAGCATCAGCCATTTTTCCTAAAACACCTCTAGGTTTTTCTTCCTTCACCTCTTCTTTAACTTCTTCAGAAGTTTCTGGTGAATCTAGTTTTTCTTCTTTTACTTCTTCCTTTGCCATATAATTAAGGATTACTATTTCTATATAGCACCCTTAATATCTTATTAAAATTGGACTGGAGGAGTAGGTATTGGTGCTGTAGATTCAGTAGGTGCTGCGATAGGGTTAGAAGGTGCGGGTAAACCTAATCCACCTCCACCTAAACCACCAAGGTCTCCAAGACCACCGAGTTTATCGGAAACTGCTTCCATTACTTTGCCTTTGACGCTATCGATAATCGCATCCTTGCGAATGAATACGTAACCGCCAAGACCAATAACGGTGAGAGATACAATACCACTTGCAATAGCGATTCCATTTACTATTTTTTGCATTTTTTTTATTCGAACAATCTATTTAGCAAAACTATTATAATATGCCTTACAATAATTTACAAGCCCATTAGTAGTTACTTGAGTTTTACACCAGTCATCAGCACAAGCATATATCACTTTATTATTATCAAAATTTTTCATTAAGATTGTCAATACTTGTTTTCTGAACTTTAATTTTTCATCAGAATAGTCATCTTCAGTCATATTTACTTCCCTCACCAATATATTCTAATGAGACTATTTCCTGATCATTAATTTCTGGATTTACCCATTCATAAAACTCTTGTGCTAAAGCATTAGAATCTTGAAATAAATCAAAATCACGATCATGAATTGATTTAGTAGACAAAACTTCTATTCTATCAAGTGCCCAATCATGCGTATGATTAAGTGTTTTTTGAAAAGTTTCCATAATCTTTTCGCATATACCTTCCGAGAATATTGCTATTATAGTATGCAGGAGTCCCATCGTCAAGTGCTTCGATCAAAACATTATTTAAAAATAATTGTTTTGTCTCTTCGTAGTTTACTTTTCCAAGAGTTTCGTGTAAGGATATAATCTCTCTTTTAAAATTTGATTTTCCATACTTCTTAACATCTGCCTTTAGTTCGGGGCTAGATCCGTAATATTTCTTCCAGTCGGACTCCGAGGTGACTCTACGTTTTCCACCTCTGGGTTTCCTCTTCTGCACGAAATATTTTCTACCGATGTACTTTTTGCCTGTTGTGTTATTAGTAATGAGGTAGACGTAACCGAAGAAATTGCCAATATCATCAGAAGTGAAAGCTGTACCTTTGTAGTACCAGGGATTTTCATAATGTTTTTCACCATTCGATTCCATTTCATGATTTTTATTTTTCTAAATTCTATTTAGTATGTTCATTGTATCTTTATATGTATTAACTTTATACGTAAATCCACCTCTTTTTTTTACTGCCTCTGCTAGAGAATAGTCATTTCCCCCTTTCTCCATTCTATCACCAAAGAAATGTAACTCATCATTCTCGCTAAAATCTCTTAATATTTGACTCTTATCTCTACCAAATGGTGCAATATCAAGTCCTGTCTGACCACCTACAGTAGCAGATAAATTAGAAAACCTTTCATT